CATGGAGTGGTGATCATGGACCGTTACAACGTGATCACAACAGTGGACATTGAGCAGCAGCAGTTTCACGAAGATGGCACGATCACGATCGTCGTCATCCCTGCTGGGTCGGTGATCAACACCGTGTTGTGGGATGGCGTAGCCGATTGGGCTCCCGGTGACGGGCTGCGTGCGGTGCGGGAGGATAGCCTGGCCAAGCCGCCGCCGAGCGCGCCTGTGTTGCTGACATGAGTGACGTGACGAGCGGCACAGGAGGCTGGCACTTGGACCGAAAGGTGCCTTTGGCCCTAATCGTCGTGATACTTGGCCAAGCGCTCGCAACGGGGTGGTGGGCAGCCACGCAATCCGCACAGCTTGCAGCGCATGGCCAGCGGATCGACGGATTGGAAAAGCGCGAGGATCAAGACCGCGCGGTTTCGGCGTTGGTGGCGCGTGACCTGGGCGAGATCAAGGGCCAGCTTGCAATCCTGCTGCAGCGGATGAACCGGCCGGGGAATTGACATGATCGCAGCTTTGCTCCCGCTTCTCAGCCCAATACTTGATCGGCTGGTTGGGCTTATTCCTGACCCGGCAGCCGCAGCCAAAGCCAAGGCCGAGGCCGTCCAGATGATGATGGACATGGCAGCCAAAGCCGACGCGGCGCAGCTGGAGGTGAACAAGGTCGAGGCGGCGAGCGGTAGCTTGTTCGTCGCCGGGTGGCGTCCGATGGTCGGCTGGGTTTGTGCATGCGGAGTGGCGTGGAATTGGATCGGGCTTCCGGTCGGGATGTTCGTGGCGGCGGCGGTTGGGCATGGCATGGATCTTCGCCCGGCGGACCTGTCTGAAATGCTGCCGTTGTTGCTCGGGATGCTTGGGATGGGCGGGCTTCGGACGTTTGAGAAAATGCAGGGCGTGGCGCGCGAAGGTCTCGCCAAGCCGGGCGTGGCGCCGAATGGCCAGGGAGGGCAGGGGTGATGCTCACAGCCCGCGATATCCAACGTCTATCCGGCGTGCATCCCGACATGGTCCGCGTCATCACGCGCGCCCGTGAACACGCCGATTTTATCGTCACCGAGGGCATGCGAACCGTCGAACGCCAGCGCCAACTTGTCGCGGCGGGCGCATCGCAGACCATGAATAGCCGACACCTGACCGGGCACGCCGTTGACCTGGCGGCGTTGGTGGCGGGCGGTGTGCGGTGGGATTGGCCGCTTTATACGGCGCTCGGCGCGGCGGTAAAGCGCGCGGCGGTCGAGGAACAGGTAGCGATTACCTGGGGTGGGGATTGGAAAATGCGGGACGGGCCGCACTTCGAGCTTGAGTGGGCGCGATACCCGTAGCCTATCAAGAAACGGCTTTTGCGCTCAGCCATCGGCGGGCGGCTCTGCGATGGAGTGGAAGCGCCAACCCCAATTAGCTACTTGTGTGGGCGTCCAATCTGCATCTGATCCAAATCGCACCCAACAATAATACATTAACAGTCGTCGCCACAGAAACAATTCGTAAATTTTAGGACTACCTCCATGCGGAGGCAATATTAGCCAGCATACAGTCCCATCCGGCGTGCCCTCTGGCGGGCGGCATTCATCGGTCACAGCGTCACCCTCCCCGCGAGTATGGCTGCGCGGGCCTCTTGCTCCACGGTTGGCCACACTCGTTGTTTGCCGTCTGGCCCGTAATCTGTCAGCACCACGTTGGCCTCGGGGTGGTTGGCAATCCACTCCAACGCCTCCCGCAACCGCTTCACTTCCGCCCGCAGCGCGGCGACCTCGGCAACCAGCGCATCCAAATAATCCGGCGCGACGGGCGGCTCACAACGCGCGCTCATGCCTGCGTCTCCTTGGCTGCTGCGAGCATGGCGCGGTAGATGCCGTGATACATGCTTTCCTCGGTTGCCTGATTGGTCCTGCCGGGCGCCGCCAACAGCATCTCCCGCGTCGGCTCCACCGGCACCACCGCGCATTCTGGCACCAGCGCGCGGGCCAGAGCGAGGCGGTCGGCATCGCTACGACAGGACAGCGGCCACGCGATAGACGTGTGGACGCCGAGGCGCATCAATTCCGAATGAATGTGATCCCGCACGCTCATGCCTGCGTCTCCTTGGCTGCGGCGGGTGGGGCGGGAAGCGGGCGCCAGTGGGTGGCGTCTCGAATTTTGCAGACGCACCATCCGGCATCCGGGTGATACGAAGCGGCGCAAACCATCGGCTCCAGGTGAACGCCCCATTTCTCTGGGTGCAGCACGCGGGCATAAACCAGCACTTTCGTCCCATCCTTTGGCGCCGTCGCAATCGGCTGCCAGTCCTGTTCCACCGCATAGCCATCAGCGGCGAGATCGGCGGAGATGGCGTCGAGGGTGTCGAGGGCTTGTTCGGCATCGTCCAACGCAAGCCGTGTTATTGGCCCCTCGCCTTCCTCCGCTTCACGGGCCGCAACGATGGTCCGCATCCGTTGCGCCACGGCCTCCAACGCTTGCAAGCGGGTCATACCGGCACCTCATCATCCTGCGCCGCCGCCGGGGCTTCCGTGACGAAGGTTTCTTTCATGCGTTCAGCCGCAGCCTTGCGCGCGTCCTCCACCTGTTCAAACGCGGCGGGGCGCAACTCCTTCAGCTTGGCGATGCGCTCGCCGTCGTTGTCGATGATGTCGTAATAATCCTGCGCGTTTTTCACGGCTTGAAACGCTTCGATGATTTGGCGCGGGGTGCGGCCGTTCGTGGTGGGTTGCGGCGTCTCCGGCACAGCAACGGCTTCGATGGTGGGGCCGGGGTGCGTCGGGGCATCGTTCGGCATGTCGCGCGCTTCCTCGGCGCTAATCAGGCCACGCAGCACGTCGGGGAAGGCGTCACGCAGGGCGAAGCCGCGCGCACGCAGTTGCAGCATCCGCGCCGGGTATTGCTGCCACGGCCCTGCCTTGCCCCATAGGCCCGCCTTCTTGGCATCGGCCACGCTAAACCGGGCCACCACGGGCGAGGCGTTGCGGCGCTTGGCCATGCACGTTGCCACCATCGCCTCGCCTTCACCGTCCAGCTTCTCCGCGATGTCTTCGCAGTTGGCCGAAGCGCGGCACAGGCCGATCAGGGCATCGCCCCACACGCTGGGCCGGTTGTTGATCACGGCGATGTTCTGCAACGCCTGCATCGGGGCGAGGCCAAGTTCGCTGCCCATCTGGACGGCCAGCATAATATCTTCCGGCTTGTTGCGGAACGACGGCGGCACCATCGCGGACTTGGCAGCCATATTGGAGAATTGGGCCAGTTCGTTAAAGCTGGCGGGGCGGAGAATAAGGGCGGTCATGTTCATTTGCTCCGTATGGTCAAAGCCGCAACACCATTGGCCAGCACAGCGCCAGCGATGGGGGTTCCCGCTTCGAGCAGTTGTTTGATTTTCGTCTTGTCAGGCTCCACCGTGGTGCGCAGGCACTCCGGCGGCAGTTCATCGGGGTTGGTAATCAGCACGCCGGGGCGGCCCTGAGACACGCTCACGGTAAATTCCGGGTGCTTCCACTTCTGCGTTCCCGCCGCTTCCATGACGGTCAGCAGCAGGCCGCGCATCGTCTCCGCCCGGCGCTTGGCGCGGTCCTTGCGTGTATTCAGCCCCGCCACGCGCCCGGCTATCGCGTCAACGTCCGCCTCAGCCTCGCCAACGGCCCGCACCAGCAGCGTCACAATATGCGCGGCGTCTGGCACGTCCTGTTCGATGGCGGCCAGTAACGCGGCTTCGTCGGTGTCTGGCGTGAGGGCGGCCAGGTCTGCCACACGCGCGCGGATGGCGCTGGTGACTAGGGCGATTTGGAGGGTGTTCATCGCCAAAACCTCCACTTCTTCGGCGCCGGCTTCATCGGCTCCGGCGGATCCATCAGCTTGTCGGCTACGTCATGCAGCGCAAAAACAATCGCGCGCATCTCCACGAGCTCGCACGCGGGCAGGCGCCGGAGGTTTCCCGCCTCGATCTTCCCGTGCATCTGTGCGGCCACCTGGCGCAGCCGGATCGCAGCGGGCTGGCGGTCATCCATAATCGCGCGTAAGGCGGGGCTGGCGACGGTTTGGAACCCGGTAATGGCGTTCATGTCAGCGCACTCCAAAGCGAAACAGCCGCCCCAACCCAAGCCGCCACGGACAGCGCCGAGGCGTTGACGATATCACAAGTTCGGGCAACGCCGGCTTGCACGTCGCCAATTAGGCAGAAGCCGAAAAACATGCCCACCACGCCGCAAACGGTGGCGGGGAGAAGGTGGAGTAGGTTCCATGTCATTACACAACCTCCTTCGGCATCGGCGCCGGCAACCCTAGCGGCAGAATGAACGGCAGCGCCGGAAACACGGTCTCGCGCATTTCGGCCAGCCATTGCGCGTCATCTGCGATATGTTCGGCCAGCACGGCGCGCCAGTGGGGATCGGTTTCCTTTTCAAGCTGCGCAAGTTGCCCGGCCAAATCGCGGGCGGCATCTTCCACGTCTTCGGCAGTGTATTGGACCATGTAGGAGGGGGTCACGACCGCACCTCCTGCACCAACCCCAACACATCAAACCCTCGCTCCCGCAGCCGCTCCCGCACATGCTCAATCTCGTGCGGCTCAACACCTGGCAGCCAACGATCCAGCGCGTAGGCCAGCGCGTCATCGGCGGGGGAGAGGGTGGGGACGGCAACGATGCTGTGAATGGTAAGGGTCATCCCACGCACTCCCCCACCCGATCCGCCGCCCACTCGTCCAGCAGCGCCACCCGTTCGGCGCAATCCGTGCGCGGCATCATGTCGAGCAGGCCGGCGACGATATCGCTCCAGCCGTAACCGGGCGCCATGCAGTGGTTATCGGCATCGATGCGGGCGATCACGTCAAGCGCCGCCTGGATTGCCGCCCGCACGCGCTCATTGTCGATGTGCGCGGCGAAGGCCAACTTGACGACGGCGGACGTCATGGCGCGGCCGGGGCCGGCGTTGTAGGCGGTTGTGGTGTAGTTGTCGGGAAAGTTGGACATTACACAGACCCGATACGGCGCTTGTTGTATTCTTTCATTCGGGCAGAACGCTGCATACGGACTGCATCGGAGATTGTGTAGTGCTTTGTCAGTGCGCGCAAGCTGCCATCTTTTTTAAGCAGCCTTACCGTTTTAACCAACGCAACGATATCCGCATGCGCTTGCATAGCGCGCGTAAACGGGATTTGCGCGGCTTCAACAATTCGGGCTGCCTCTGCGTTGATATCCTGTTCCGTCATGTCATCCTCCGTTTTCAGTGACGCCACGTTGCCAGAACGGCAAAGCCCCGTCAACCATTAAAATGCCGCGCCGGCAAACTTTTCCCGCTTGACCCAACTTGCCATTATGGCCACACTTCCGGCCATGACCCTGCACGAATATCTCCGCCAAAACAAAATCCCCCTCCGCGAAATGGCCGCGATGCTTGGCCGCGATGCCTCCGAGGTGTCGCGCTGGGCAACCGGCCGGCGCGTGCCACCGTTGGAGATAGCGTTGGAAATCCAGCGCGCGACCAACGGAGCGGTTGAGCCGCAATCGTTTGTGCGGGACGGCGCAGCATGAGCGCCGGCAAGGCGCTCCCCCCATGGGACGAAGCCACCACCGCCGCCGTGCGCGAATGGGCGGCGGCTGGCGTGTCGCAACGAGAGATCGGGCGGCGCCTCGGCATGGCGCAGTTTTCCGTGGCGCTTCGGATGACGGATGCCGGGATAGAAACGAAAGTCCGCAAGCCCCGCAGCGGCGAGATGGACCGCGCGGGCGCCGTGCTGGTGGAGCATTTCGCCACCCATCCCGACCTGAAAGCGCTTCTAGTGCTCTACGGGAAAGCGCGCGGCACCGACAAGGTGACGATGAAGGGCATGCGCGCTCACTCTCGCAAGCTGCGCCTTGTGCGGCCGGGCGAAAGCATGTGGGAAGGCGCCAAGCGCGGTGCAATTAAGGTTCAGGCCATCCACGCGGCGGCGGCTGTCGAGTTGGCGCCGGTCCTGCAAGCGTCGCTCAACCTTACGTTCTCCGTTCCCGTAAGCGCAAAGGCGCTGGGGATCAGCCAGAAGCGGGCGCGTCGCCTGGTGCGGCTGCAGATGGTGACGGTTCCGCCCCGGCCGAAGGTGGCCAAGGCGCCAAAACCCAAGCCACCGCCGGCACCACGCAAGCCCAACAAGCTGCCGGCGACGTGGGTGCGCGACAACAGCCCGCGCGCGCCCAAGCCTCGTTACGAGAGCGTCGAGGCGTTCCTTGCGGCAGGCGGGCGCATCCAGCTCTGCCCTGCGGCAGCAGCGGAAGTCACGACGGCCACGCTGGACGAGGGGCGCGACGTGATCCGGCGTTATCACGAAGCGGCCGGGGAGACGGGTAACTGGAAAGACCGCGCGAAGAAGAAGATCGGGCGGCTGCATTTCGGAGCAAGCGCATGACCGAAGACGAAGCCAAACAGGCCACCTACGCCGCCACCCGCCGCACCGCTACGCGCCCGGTTCGTGTGATCGGGCAGCCCATCATGGATAGCCCGCCGCGTATTGTTTACCGCGTCGATATGGAGGCGGAGATACGGGCGCAGATGGCGCAGGCGGGGTTTGAGTTTGCGGACGAGCCGCCGGGCGTGGGGAACTTCTGGTGATGCTGCATCCCGATTATTCCGCGTTCCTTGCGTCAAAGGCCCCGCGCCCGCGGGCTGTTGGAATAGAGCCGGGCGAGATGCCATCGCATCTGTTCGACTACCAGGCCGAATGCGTCCGCTTTGCTTTGCGCCAAGGCCGCGCCGCCATGTTCCTTGATACCGGGCTGGGGAAGACGCGCATTCAGCTTGAATGGTGCCGCCAAGCCGCCGAAGCAAGCAATGGGCGGGCGCTACTCCTGACGCCGCTCGCAGTGGCCCGGCAGATTGAGCGTGAGGGCTTATCGCTGGGTTACGACGTGCGCGTGATCCGCCACCAGGACGAAGCCCGCGACGGCATCAACGTATGCAATTACGACCGCCTTGCCGCACTTGATACCGTGCAATTCGGCGCCGTTAGCCTAGACGAAAGCTCGATCTTGAAGAACTTCACGGGCGCCACGACGCGCGCGTTGATCGCTTCCTTTGAAGGCCACCGGTTCAAGCTGGCCAGCACTGCCACGCCAGCCCCGAACGATCATATGGAGCTGGGCACGCACGCGGAGTTTCTCGGCCTGATGCGAAGCGTGGAGATGCTGTCGCGCTGGTTCATCAACGACACCGCCACCGCAAGCCAACAGTGGCGCATCAAGGGCCACGCGCAGGATGCGTTCTGGGATTGGGTGGCGTCGTGGGCGCGGTGCGCAGAGACGCCGGCAGACCTCGGATATGACGCATCGCGTTTCGTGCTGCCTCCGTTGAACATCCACCGGCACAAAGCGGCAGGTGATACCCGTGCGGCGGCCGGGATGTTGTTCGCATCCGATTTATCCGCAACGAACATGCACGCCATAAAGCGCGAGACGGCACAGGCGCGCGCCGAGGCTGTAGGCGCGTTGGTGGCCGCCGAACCAGGCGAACCGTGGGTGATCTGGTGCGACAATGACGCCGAGGCTGACGCGCTAATGCTGGCGGTGCCGGGCGCGGTGGAAGTGCGCGGATCACACACGCCGGAACGCAAAGAGGCGGCCCTGACGGCGTTTGCCATGGGCGAGGCGCGATACATTATCACGAAGCCGTCCGTAGCCGGCATGGGCCTAAACTGGCAGCACGCCGCCCGTGTGGCGTTCGTGGGCCGCAGCTTCTCCTACGAGGCTTGGTATCAGGCTGTGCGACGGTGCTGGCGGTTCGGCCAGACGCGGCCCGTTGACGTTCACCTGATCGTCGCCGAGGGCGAGGATCAAATCGGCCGCGTGATCGATCGGAAGGCCGGCGACCACGCCACAATGAAACGCGCCATGGCTGCGGCTATGGCCCGCAATCGGAATGTCGAGGCGCAGACCCGCATTCCCTATCAACCCACTCATACCGGGAGGCTGCCGCAATGGATGACGGCGTGAAGGTGCCTGTTCCGCAATGGTTGCAGGATGCAGTAAGGCCTAATTTGTATCGTGCCGACAAAAGCGCGCCGCCGCCGAATAAGCCTGATCCGGTGTCGCAGGAAGTGGCGACCGCGTTTATGGCGGAAATCGTCAAATTGTGTCGGGTTCATGGCGTATGGCTGGCGCATGAGGACGCTTACGGCGGGTTCATGGTGCAGCGTGAAAACACTGAAGCATGGCTGATGAGGGGGTTTGGAGCATGAGCGAAATTACCTGCTTGAACTCTGCCCACGGAGATCGATGGACCGCCATCAACGGCGATAGCTGCGACGTGCTGGCGCAGTTGCCTGATGCGTCCATCGGTTTCTCTGTCTACTCGCCGCCGTTCGGCGATTTGTTTGTCTACTCGGAAAGCGAGTGCGACCTTGGCAATTCGGTGAACGACGCCGAGTTTTTCGCCCACTACGAGTTCATCATTCGGCAGAAGCTGCGGATCACGAAGCCGGGCCGCATGTCCGCCGTTCATTGTTCGGATCTGCCCACGCGCAAGTGGAAAGATGGCGTGATTGGAACAAAGCCGTTCTCCGATGATATCGTGGCCGCGCATCTCCGCGCCGGATGGACGTTTGTGCGGCGCGTGACCATCTGGCGCGATCCCGTGGTGGAGATGACGCGGACCAAGGCGCTGCACTTGCTGCACAAGCAAATCCTGAAAGATAGCACATGCTCGTGGCCGGGCACGCCTGACTACCTGCTGATCTTTCGCGCGCCAGGCGAGAACGCCGAACCCGTGGGCCACAAGCCGGCGGATTTCCCCGTTGAACTTTGGCAGAAATGGGCGAGCCCGGTTTGGTTCGATATCAGCCAAACGGCAGTGCTGAACAACAAAGCCGAGGCGTCGAAGTGGATCGGTGACGCGCTGAGCCTGGATATGGCCCGCGAGGCTGCTGACGAGCGCCATCTGTGCCCGCTGCAACTGCCTCTGATCGACCGCGCCGTTACGATGTGGAGCAACCCCGGCGACGTGGTGCTCTCTCCGTTCCTCGGTATCGGTTCCGAGGGCGTTGTTTCCGTGAAGCGGGGGCGCCGGTTTTTTGGGTGTGAACTCAAGCCTTCGTATTGGCGCCAGGCCGTGCGGGCGCTTGAAGGTTCCGAGCGTGGCGCGGTGGATCTGTTCTTTGAGGCCGCCGATTAATGAAACCCGAAGCCCGCCTCCGAGCTCGATGCCGCCTTTTCCTACAATCCCACCTACTCGCCCCGTGCTGGTTCACTGCAATCGAACACGGACGCAAACACACAGGCACGGCAGAGCAACGCGCCCGAGAGTGGCAGCACCTACAGGCGCAGGGCGTTAAGCAGGGCGTGGCCGACGTGCTGGTGCTGGCGCCGGGGTTCGCGTTCATGGCGGAACTCAAGGCCGGCGCGAATAAGCAAAGCCCGGCGCAGGTGGAGATGCAGCGCGTGATGGACACGTTGCAGCACGGGTATGCCGTCTGCCGCTCCGTCGAACAACTAGGCGAGGCCCTACAGCGCCACGGCATCCCGCTAGCGGCTGGCTGGCAAATAGCCGCTATGCACCACGATGCCGCGCTGGACGTGCCCACCAAGGGCCACAACAAGCCGCCGCGCACTCGCACCGCCAAACCCACGGCGCGGGGGCTGAAGACGTTGGCGAGGGCGCGGCAGGCGGGGATTTTTACGTGAGAGTCTTGGACCTGTTCAGCGGCATCGGCGGCTTCTCCCTTGGCCTAGAGCGGGCGGGAATGACGACCGCCGCCTTCTGTGAAGTTGACCCGTTTTGCCGCCGCGTGCTGGCGAAACACTGGCCGAAGGTGCCCTGTTACGATGACGTGCGAACCCTCACAGGCGAGCGCCTGGCAGCAGACGGAATTTCCGTGGATGTCATTTGCGGCGGGTTCCCCTGCCAAGACATCAGCGTTGCTGGAAACGGGGCAGGCCTTGTCGGCGAACGGTCGGGCCTATGGCGCGATTACGCCCGACTTATTGGCGAGATACGACCCCGCTTCGTCATCGTGGAGAACGTCGCAGCACTCCTTTTTCGGGGGCTTGGAGACGTTCTCGGAGACTTGGCCACGTTCGGGTATGATGCGGAGTGGCATTGCATCTCAGCTGCCGCCGTTGGTGCCCCTCACAGGCGGGATCGGGTGTGGATCATCGCGTATCAGCGCGTGGCCGACGCCGACCGCCGACAAGGTCTCCACGACCTCCAACTGCACCCCAGCGATGGCGGAGAGGTATCTCAGAAGGGGACGGTTGGGGAGCTTCATCGAGGGGGTCGCGGCGAGGATGTGGCCGACGCCAGCGGCCAGGGACTACCGGTTCCCCAACGCGAAGCCCTACTCGGAACGGGGAGGTGGAACGAAGGGCGTGCAGCTTCCGGAGGCGGCGGGTGGCCCCCTGAACCCGAGGTGGGTCGAGTGGCTCATGGGGTTCCCGCTCGGGTGGACAGACTGCGGGCCATCGGCAACGCCGTCGTCCCGCAAATCCCGGAGTTGATCGGCCGCGCCATCATGAGGGCGGCAGCATGAGCCCCGACTTCATCGAAATGGCCGGCCAAACCATCGGCAACCTCCAAGTCATCGACTACGCGCGGTCAGGCAACCACGGCGCGCATTGGGTGGTGATGTGTCTCGACTGCAAGAGCCAGCAGGTTGAGCGCGGGACGAACCTGCGGAAGGCGCAGAAGCGGGTGGGGTGGCAGATTGTTTGTAAGGGCTGCGGCACATGAGCGGCAACCTCAAGATTTCCGGCATGCGCTACGGTTGGGCGATCAAGGTTCCCCCGTCGGAATACAAGCCTAACGGCACGCTGTTCGGGAACTTTGACGGGAACCGGCCTGCGCGGCATGAGATGTATCCGGTCGGCATCTATGCGCTGTTCCCGACCGAGGCCGAAGCGCGGGCATTCTTGCGGGATCGTGTTGGGCCATGGCGGGGCAAGCGCGATTGCCGCGTCATTCGCGTGCGCGTTGAGGAAACAATCGAGGAAGTCGATCGGTTCCCGAACCCGCCGCATCTGCGATGGAGCAAGAACGGCAACCACTACCCGCCGCGTCGGCGTGAGAAGGCGGTGCCATGATCCACCTCCACCTTTCAACCAACCCCCGCAGCGGCACGATCTGCATCCACGGCGAAACCTGGATCCTCGCGACCTGGCACAAAGCCGCAGAAGGCCAGATGCACGCCACCACGACGGACGGCGAGCGGGTGACGCTGGCCATGGATGAGGACAGCGGCGGGCTGACGATTGGCAACACGCTGGACGCGCGGCGGTGGACGATCCGCGAGGTGGAGAAGAACGGGGCCTCGTTCACGGGCGTGGCCTTGGAGAATTGCAGTAAATAACAACAAACCCCCGGCCGTGAGACCGAGGGCTTGCGTTTGCCGTGGGGTAACGGCTAAAGTAGCGCTGTCAGAACGCATGGGTTGTCTAGCAGGTTGGGGAACTTGCTACAAGCCCATGCCCCACACGAAGGGGTTACAATGACTGAAAAACCGACGCCTGTTGCCAACATTGATGGGCTGTCTCGTCTTGTTGAATCTGCCATGGGCAGGGCGACAACGCCGCTCCCCGCGTCACTGATAACGCAAACCGGGGGCATGCTGCGGCACTGCCTCCGTCGGCATTTGGTGGGGAACCCCGCGCACCCCGGCATCGCCAAAATGGCCAAGATGGGCAAATGCTCGGAACGGCAGGCCAGGCGCAATCTTAGGGTGCTGGAAGCTTGGGGCGTTTTGTCGGCGGCGGCATACCCAAAGGGGGGGCGTTGGGCTACCCGCTACTGGGTGGAAATTGACGCGATCAAGCAAACCCTGATTGCCCTCGGATGCAACCCATCGCGCAACCTCGTTTCAAAAATGGGCCAAGTGTGGGCGGACATGAGGGCGGACAAACGGGGCGGCAAATGTCCGGACAAATGTCCGGACACCATGTCCGCCGG